ATTTCTGCCTCTAGGTGGCAATGGCAGATCGTCTTCTGATTCTCCTGGTGGCAAGGGCAGAGCTCCAGCTGGCATTCCTCGAATAGGTGGCATTGATGACACTTTGGATGTCTTGGCATTAGGTGGCAAACACGCTTCTCCGGGTGTTTGAGTTGTGATTTGGAAAATGAAATGTTTCTCCCGCTTGTGTTTCTTTTGGGTGGCGACGTCGCCCTTCCAGAACTTTCTGGAGTCTTGGAATTAGCCGACCAGTCAAGGTAATTCACCGATCGGTCAATTTTCGGGCATTTCTTAAATGGCATACACAAACCTACCAGGCTGCAATTTGCGCGATTTAGCGCAAATTTTAGCACACTCAAACCTACAAGGCTGCAATTTGCGCGATCTAGCGCAAATTTTAGCAAGCTCAAACCCTTAGGATTAGGGGTTAGGGTTAGGGTTAGGGTTAGTTTTTTTTTTTCCCTACACCCGGGGCCGCCGGCAGGCCCCCCGGAGGGCCCTGCGGGAGGCGGCCCCGCCGGCTAGGCGCCCGCCGGGAGGCCCCCCGGAGGGTTCTGCAGACCCGCCGCCGCAGGCCCCCCCGGGAGGGCCCCCGGAGGGTTCTGCCAGGGAATTTTGGGCGCAAAATTCAAATGAGTGTTCCACTCACACCACGTCCTTTACTAATATTATAGGACGTGGCGGATTGGCGGGACCCCCTCTGGTTTTTTGGGGTGGTGTGAGGGGGGTCCCGCTGGCATTTATGTTTCCGGCGTTGGCGATTGGTACAGGTGTTAGGGCGCTTGTTGATCGTATTGCTAACAACTGGAGCAAACCTGAGGAGAAGATACCTGATAGTTGGTATCTTAACTCGTACGACAAGGCCGCTGGTGTTCTTGGTAGTCCGTATTTAAAACGGAGACTAAACGCAGCGTCAAGTCTAGCGTACCTGGGGTGGAAACCGTACGCAGCAGCCCAACTCGGTGGGTTGGCAGGATTGACGGGCATCTTTTCAAGAGGTCCTTGGATTCGTCGTTATCCGATTCGGAGCTATCGGTTTTCGGGTTCAAACCTGCTGGAGAGGAGAAGAAATGCCTTTCAGAGGACGTCGCAGAAGAATTATGCGACGAGTTGGAAGAAGAAGAGGCCGAGTTGGAGGAAGAAGGCGATATTTCGGAAAGCGAAAGCGAGTTGGAAGAGGAAGGCGATTCCGAAGAACCGGTTTTAGAAAAGCGGTGTCGTTTCGTCGACGACGAAGCAGGGGCCTGAGCACATATGGGAGTGCCCCTTTCTCTCGGAAGTTTAGTCTTACCATCAGGGATGCGATCAAATGTGGTTACAATACTGCTGCTGAAACTGAGGTGGTTTTCCCTTCTCAGGACTTTCGGATGGTAACTTCTTTCGAGTCTCGTCTGGTGAATTTCACTGGTCCTGTGTCTGCGCTTGCAGATACTACTAGTGGTAATACTTTGTACCCTGGTACGAATCCGACTTATCGGGATACTGTTCCCGAAACTGTTGCTTTGGCTTATTACAAGCCTGTGATGATGAACTACTTCGTCTTCAATCCTTGCAATGCTACTATTGCTTTGGATGTCGAGGTTTGGTGTTGGCGTCGTGGTTTCGCTAAGGAAACTTCTGGTCTTCAGGATACGTATTTCAATGGTTTTGAGTATGCTTCTGAGGATGTGAGTACTCAGGTTCTTTATCAAGGAGATGAAAGAACCTATGCTCTTTCTCTTCCACCTACGCTGCATGGTGTACCTGTTCTTGCTACTGGTGTCAATGCTAGTAATGCGCGGAAGCAGGATATTCGTCAGCTTCATGATGTCACTCGGTTGAGGATGCGTTGTATGAAGTTGTTGTCTCGTCGCAAGCAAGTGATGATCCCAGCTGGTCGTATTTTCAAGTTTCGTGTTTTGCATCGGTTGCCAAATGGTCTTCCTGTGCATGTTGTGTCTGGTTATGCTGGATATGGTCAAGCTGTTGATTGTCAACGTCTTGTTGTTTTGAAGTGGCATACTCTGATGGGTACTGTTCCTGGTGAATTGGAATCTTCTCATTTGTCTGAGAAAGTTCACATTGTTGTTGCTCGTCGTTGCAATGTTCGTGGCACTTTTGTGAATCGTGTTCCTAACATCAAAGGTGATTTGGTGTATCAGCATGATGGTACTTTTCCTGCTGGAACCAATTATGTTGGTACTCTGGTGAATGAGCATCTTGCTGTGCAAGAAGTTACTAAGACCACTCAGAATTTGGAACAAGTTCCATGAGTTTAATTAAACATCCGTCTTTCCAGTTTAACGCTGGGGGGAATTAATAATTATTTCATATCATTATATATCAAATATTTTTTCTTTCTAACAGATCCATATTAATCTTCCCGATCCTCCAGCTCAAGACGGATTTGTTGAAAGCGCTTCTTAATGGGATCCACAGATGTTGGCATCTCTGTACTGTAGATGGTGTCGATGTCTACGTTGAGGCACACGATGACTAGCGTAACCTTTCCTCCTGGTACGTATCGGACGATGTACCGGGTGGAACCCGGGACGGGACGGGTGTGCGCGGACGAGTTGGTGATGGACATGAGGTCGTGGATCTTGGGCACGATGTCGTCGTAAACAATGATCTGCTCACCGTTGTATTGATCGAAGGGGTAGGTGGTTCCAGAGACTTTGTAGTTCTTGAACTTGTAGACGTGATCCTCAAGCCACTTGGTCTTGCCCGCGTTAGGAGGCCCGTAGATCCAGATGTGTCGTTGCTTGTTGGCAGCTGAAGGTGTCGGAATGATGTTTCCGTCTGGGAGTTCGATGGGGTAGCTGGGCTCTGGCATAGCGCGCACTGTAAGGTAGTTAAGCCATTCAGTGCGATCTCCGTGCTCCTTTCGAAAGTTTTTCGGTGTTGGGTAGAGCTCTGAGGTCCCAACAATCTGTGTAGGTACAGCTCCGTCATACTTGCAAAGGTAGTCGTAAGCTCGCACATGATTCGTAACTCCTCCTCCTCGTTGGCGTTCTCCCCGTCGAATGTTGCAGTGATATGTTTGGCCTTCGTGATCTGGTGTAGGCGGGATAGTGAGGTCGAAAAATCTTGGATTGATGGTATCAACCTTGACGAGGAATGTGATCCAGACATGGAGGTGACGTTCACCATCAACATGTCTTTCTTGCTTTCCGAAAGCGTGCTTGATATTCCCGCGATTGATGAGCGTGTATCGGAGATATTCTGAAGGCAGGATAGGACAGCGCGGATAAGTGAGGAAGGCTGATTTAGCGCAGAATCGGAATTTGTGTTCTCCGGCTGGTCTGTCTCCGTACGGGTCTTCTTCTCCGGAATCTCCGTCTTCATCATTTCTGCCTCTAGGTGGCAATGGCAGATCGTCTTCTGATTCTCCTGGTGGCAAGGGCAGAGCTCCAGCTGGCATTCCTCGAATAGGTGGCATTGATGACACTTTGGATGTCTTGGCATTA